ATCATATCAGAATCTAATATGCGTATTTGGTCTATTAATGTCACAAGTACCACATAGGCTTCATCAAGAATTGGTTTTATAATTGTTGTAGTCCAAGTCCAAACATAATAGACAATGTACCCCATCCCAATTGATGCAATAATTGGGAATCCATATTGATTAATATAGTCAGCCACATCTTTAAGTTCCATATCACTTTCCTTGTTTTATGTCATCAGGAGGGATTTTCAATGCTTTGCACATTAAATTATCAATATGCACGATATCATTAGACATTGATGTCACACGTTTGTCTAATTGCTGAATAATATTAATAAGGTTTTTAACCTTCTCAAGTACAGAATCTAGGATAAACTTCTGCGTGAGGAAGACAAAATACATCCCCACGCAAGCAGCTGCTATTGGAAATCCTACTTCAGTTACAAAGTTTAGAAAGTCCATAACTAGTTAACCTATAAAGGTGGGTTAGGGAATACTACGTTAAATGGAAAACCTTCTTGAGATGTTAAATCTCTAAGTTCTTGTCGATAAGTTGCCCATGCAGCTTTATCTACAGGCGCGTCAGCTACTTGAGTCCAGTCACAATTTCTAAGAAGTTGATTTCTTTGTTCTCTTACAAAGCCTTCAGTAGCTATTCTTTCATTTTCAACATCTGCAGCTAACTCTTCTGCTGTTTTTAATTCTTTAGTATATGTATATACTTTACCATCTTTTAAATAAGGTTGAGAATCTATTAACTTTTCAGTAACCATATCAAAAGGTTCCCATTGTACAATTTGAACGGCAGAATGTTCAATTAGAAAATCTTCTGGAGGTTCTCCGTGAGGAAAAGAATAACTAGGGAATAAATCTCTTGATTCTCCTATTGTTTTTATTGCATTATTCTCAATAATTGCTAGATACATAAATGTCCTATAAGTTTGTTGTATAAGATGCTGGTGTTGTTGGGTTTGTTACTGCAAAAGTTACTGACACATCAGTTGTAAAATTTCCAGATAGTGTATAAGCAGCTCCGCCAGAATTGCTACCTACTAAAGAAGTACCAGTCGGAGCTATAGGAGCTAAAATACCTGTTTCAAAAGAAGTCGGAAGTGTTATTACAGTAGTACTAGTACTATAGTTATTTTGACCAACAACACTTACTGGAGCAGTATTAGTTTTTGCCGAAGTAGCACTCGTAATACTAACTGTTCCCAAAGTTAAAGAAATTGCAGTAGTAGATACATACTGTAAAGTTGTAAGAGTTCCTAAAGATTGTGTTAAAAAGTTAAGACTAGGCGGTACTTTTATTATAACTGCTCTTGAGCTTGAAGCATTAGTATTAAGATAACCAGACATAACAATATTACCAGAAGTATCTATACTAATTCTATGCCCAGCTCCATTAAAAGCTACAGCAGTAGAAAATCTTTTCTGCCACAGGATGGTATCTCCAGCAGAATTTAATTTTACTAATATAAATTCTTTCTTAGTCCCTATTGTTGTAAATCCTGTTACAAAAATATCACCATTATTATCGGTAATTATGCCATTACCGCAAGATTCAGCAGAACCCGCTAAAGTCTTAACCCATACTAAAGCTCCACTCGTATCATATTTCATAACTAATAAATCAAAACGAGTTCCTACTGTAATTTGACCAACTATAAAACTATTACCAGAACTATCTACGTGTAAATCTTTTATATTCATTGCAGTTGTACTAGTAAATTCAACCATCCATGTTTTAATTAGACTTAAAGTAGTTTTAACTAAAATTCCAGTTGTTATTGTTCCATTTATGGCTGGGTCAGTGATAGTGACAGCATATATATCTACGCCATCTGATTTAACTCGTAAGTAATCAAACCCATCATAAGTAAAAGCATTTGATACTCCACCTAATACATTACTTGTAGAATACCTACCAATATAGGTTGAGTACCTATTTGGACTAGTATTACGACCAACCATTAAACCACTGATATAGACGTAACTACCTACAACAACAAGACCTGTAACATAAGCGCCCATTGCGGAACTATTGCTAAGACCGCTAGTCATATTGCCTTCTGAGGTTTTTGCAAAAGCACTTGTCCATTTAACAACACTGGACATAGGCACACTCCAACCATTATTTTCACTTTTTCCAGAATAGATAGCACCAGAAGAATCTACACCTATACCTACTCCAAAATAAGTAGCTGCACGATAATAACTTGTAGTTGTACCTCCGCCCACTGAACCATCTTTAAGGACTTTTAATAATTTAGTACCACCTGAATGAATAAAAATACTATCTGAACTATCTGTACAAAACTCAAGAAAAGAACCAGAAGCAGTGGCAGTTCCTAAAGATATAGCAAAACCTTGGTCATATAAAGACGATATAGCTGTAACAGCAGTATCAGTAATTGTAGGAATTGAAGTTACATAAGCTGATTTAGATAATATTATCGGATTATTAAAAGTTGAACCAGTACCATTTCCGCAAATAGCTGGGTCTGCAAGATTTCTTCCTACAATATAATTATTTAAAAGTAAAGAAAAGGTATTAGTATTATTAACTAAAATATCTTGTACAGGAGTAATCGAAGAGGATACCTGCCATATTAAATTACCATTAGTGTCAAATTTATAAGCATTTGAGGAAGTTACTCCATAAATATTATCAGAGGAGTCAATATCTATTGCTATAGCAGCACTGCCTGTTAGCTGTACTTTCCAGATAATAGAACCAGCAGTATCACATTTTAAAATATAACTTACAGCATTAATTGTACCTACTATACAAATCTCACCAGCATTATTAAGTTTCATAGCACTACCTACTGATGCAGTAGTAGCTGTATATTGTTTTTGCCAAATTAAAGATAAAGATGTATTGTATTTAGCTAAAAGTAAATCAGATAAAGTAGCTGTAATTACAAAACCTGTTACATAAATATTATTACTAGCATCAATAGCTATATCATATAACCCACTATTACCGCTACCTTTTAGCCCTGCTTCTAATAATAAAGTGCCAGTTGAATCTAATTTTATTAAAACACCATAAGTACCTGTAGCAAATACAGCATAAATATTCCCAAGAGAATCAAAAGCTATAGCTTGAGGTGTTCCTCCTTTAAAACCTTTTTGCCAAGTAATTGTAGTAGTTGTATTATTAGCGTGTTTTAATATAAAACCATTCCCGCCAGTACTAGCTGTTAAATATCTATTATTGGATGAATCTAAGAAAACTTTAGGTGTAGTTTTAGCAAGTGGAGAAGATTCAGTAACAGCAAAACTACTAGCAGCAGTAGAGGAATAAGGTGTACTGAGATACACATCCATGACTGAAGTTCCAGTCAGATAAGTTGCTAATAATTTATTAGTACTATCTTTTGCCAAATTACCAGCAGTAGGTGTTGTCAGATTAGCAGTATTCATAAATGAATTACTTCCAACTGTATTAGCATAAGCAGTAAAAGTACTAACAGTAGCATCAGCTATGCCTGTAGTAGCAATAGCAAGACTACCTGCGCTATATGTAACTACTGTATTAGCAATAGTATAAGTACCTGTTTTAGGAGTTATTCCATCCCCAGGAAGTTTTAAAGTTACTACAGAAGCATAGACTCCAGATGCTGAAAAAGATACATAAAAATTACCAAAAGTATCAGTTGCTAAACAAACACTACTTAAGTTAGATGCAGAACCTCCATTAGTGGCTGTAAATTTCTTTTGATATAGGCAAGTTCCACCCGTAGTAAATTTAAATACATAAGGAACATTGTTACTAGTACCAGCTATATAAATATTATCATCATAATCAATGGATATTTTAGTAAAAGTATCAAGAGTACTAGCAACATCCACTACTCTTTGCCAAACTTGAGTACCATTTTTATCATATTTTATTAAAAATGCTTTAGAAGTTGCTGCTGCATTTGAATCTTGCCCAACAATATACACATTTAATAAAGAATCTACTACAACCCCATTTATTATTGAATTTAAAGTAGATGTACCTACTGTTTTACACCATTGTAAACTACCAGAAGCAGTAATTTTACATAGAAACGGAATAGTAATTGTACTCGCTTTATATGCTCCTGCAATATACATATTTTCTGCTGAATCAATAGCAATAGTGGAGCAATTTATACCTCCTGTAGGAGCTCCCAGTCCATAAGAACTTGAAGTTTGTAAAGTACTTGTATTATATTTGACAATCTTAGAAGTTGTAGAGCCATAATTAGGGTAATTTGATACCATAAGTATAAATGCTTTATTTGGCGTAATAGCAACACCACCACATTGTGCATGAGCTAAACCAGAGGGTCCTATTGACCTTGCAGATGTTCCTGTAGAGTTAAGTAAAAAAGGTGCAGTAAAAGTAGAAACAACTGTATGTCCAGCTATATAAGCTGTTACTCCATCATTTAAACAAATAGCATCAATAGGAGTATCTGTAATACTTGCAACATCTAAAATTCTACGAGTACCTAAAACTCCTTTTACGTTATATCTTAAATAAAAAATAGAAGTCCCTGTTCCTACTATAATATGAGTATATCCACTATTATCTACAACAACACTTTTCACACTAAAACCGCTAGATTCAACTGCAACTATCCAATTTGGAGCTGAACTTCTACCTACTGCGTGTAATAAACTAACTGAACTCATTATCTTAAGTCCTTACCAAGAATTAACCCAATCCAATTAAGCCCACCATCAGTTGTATAAAAACCTAAAGAATCTTTACCAGAAACTGTAAGAACAGGAGCTACTCCAGATGCCCATCTTAGATTAGACCAAAAACCAATAGTAAATGCTCCGCCATTTATAATATCTAATACTATAGTAGGCACAATGCCTGTAGTGGGGATATTAGATACAGTAAAATTTGTGTTAGCTGTTACTGTTTTACTAAAAAAGTTACCTGCAGCTAAGTCAAGATTAACTCCTGTAGCTAAAGCAATACCGACTTCTCTAAGAGCTGTAATAGTAGGTGTAGTTCCAAATACTAAAGCACCAGTACCAGTTTCATCAGTAACAGTTGCGGCTAAATTTGCAGCAGTTGGAGTTGCTAAAAAAGTAGATACGTTTGTACCTAATCCACTTATATCAGACAAACCTACTGCAAGAGTTCCGCCAAGAGTTAAACTTCCACTTGAAGTCACATCTCCTGTTAAAGTCAATCCACTAACAGTTCCTGTGCCAGAAACTGAAGTAACAGTTCCTAAGTTAGAAGTATAACCAGAAGGATTAGTAGAGTTATAAGGAGTGAAACCTAAAGCCGTTGTTACTTGTGTGCCAGCCAATTGTTTATTTTTCCACAGAGAACTTGATGCTTCCCATGTTAAAATATCATTATTGGCTAAACCTGATGTGGGAGCTAACACGTTATGTAATTCATTAAGCTCATATCCATTTTGAACCTTAACAAGTATCACACCATTATTTACATTTTTTCTTGATACGACACCAAGATAAACCATGTGATTTGGTGCAACTGGTTTATTAGCTAATCCATAAACTAATCCGCCAGCAATAGTAGGACTAAGCCAAACAGAATCACCTTCATTTGTTGCCGCAGATGTATCAAAATCAATTAACTCACCCTCAGTGACTACATAGCCTGTACTACCATTAAGGATATCCGCTTCAATTAAACCCAATGTTTTACTTGATGTTGATTCTGCATTAGCTTGTGCAAGAGCAACAGTTACATTCACGCCTGTTGCACCATCAATATATACTGCTTGACCTTTTAATAATGTGATACCCGTATTATTTTTTATTAATCGATGCATTTTTACGGCATCAGTGCTTCCACCACCAGATACACCAAGAAGCGTATCTCCCGCAGGAAGCTCACTTATATCAGCACCAACTCGTACTAGCGGATAACGAGCTGTCATGATATCACGCTAATACAATAGGGTCTGAGAATTCAGCATTCACAGATGTCGCAGATGTGGCAACACCAACACGCTGAATGATTTGTTGTGTTCCTGATGGCGGGGTATTGGTTACTTGACCTGCGGTAGTAGAAAGATATACATCGCCAGCAGTTAAACCTGTCAATGAAGTATTTGTGCCTTCAAAATAAACTTCTGCTGTGGCTGGATGTGTAAATGCCGCTAAAACATAGCCATGTGCTTTCTTAGCCACACTAGTTGCATCTGCATTACGAACATTAAATACACCGGCATTATTCCAGATATTAACTAAATTACCTGCGGCAAGTGATTCGGATGTTGCAATACTTTGAACATCTTTACTAGATAAACCTGATGGCATCATAGCAAGTGTTAATTTACCATTCACATCAAGTGCTGGGATTTTATCAGAATCAATTGCGCCACCAACAGATGCGGCTACATTTTCTTTAATTGTTCCTGTATCATTTATTAAATATTTTGGTGTTGTCATGTTATTCCCATTG